CTTGTTGTGAGAAATCAATGAAAGGTGTTTCCGAACAACGATTAAATCTTAAAATGTACTTTATACATAAAAAGTGTTTTGATTGTGTTGTAAAAGAAGAATCATTGATTAGAGCTAAAGGCAAAGAAGCATGGACTGAATATTCTCGACAAAGAATGATGGCAAATGCAGAGTCATGGTTTAGTGATGCAGATCAAGAGGTAATGGCATTACGAGAAGCAATTAAAATGCAATACGTACAAAATGCTGATGGTAACATAGAAGAATGGGATATGACCGCTTTTTTAGAAAAATTTGATGCGGACTATGAACAATTAAAAAAACAAATATTTGAAAATCTAAAGGGTAAAGATGGCAAAGAATCGATCGCTTAATAAAATTGGAAAAGAGTTCGACGAGTTAGTAGCAGATATGAAAAAGACTGCTGCTGATTGGGCTAAAGCTTCTGGCGCAAAGAAACAGACTCTGTTAATGAAAATGAAACAGATGACGAAAGAGAAAAAAGAGCTTCAAGCTGAAATGGAACGCGCTGTTATGGACGTCGATAAAGATGCTACATTGCAAGTAGATGAAAGATATGTTAAAATTGCTATGAAAAGTGCTATTGGTCGATTAGTCGAAGAACAATTAAAAACTATCATTCCTAATAGAACTGCGCGTCGTTCTTTAAAAAGATTAACCGAATCTGCAAATTTATTAGAATCGAGGTCTCAATCAATATCTAGGTCATTAAGAAAAGGAATGTCTGAATCTACATGGAATAATGTACAAAATACATGTAGATCAGTATTAGGTATTACTGAAGCCGGTATGTCTGATGATGCATTAGCAAAAGTAATTGCTCAAGTAGCGAAAGAAGCATCCGGCGGAAAAGTTGCTGTTGATCCGAATAAAATTAATATTGATGCATTAGAAAATCCTGAATCAATTGATTCGAGAGAAGATTTTATTGAAGAAAATTTACTTACTGAAGGCGATCCTGTAACAACTGCTTTATTAGCTGCTCCTACTATAATTAAATTTTTAGGAGGAATTATTGATTGGGTTGGAGGTCTTGCAATGGGTAATGAAGAGTCTCGAGCTGTTAATCGTATTATCGGTCGAATGCATGCATATGCAAAGAAAAATAATCAGATTCCTGCTAAACAAGATATGGTGAAAGAATTAGGCGGTGTTGGAAAAGGTATAATGTCAGGGGTATCATTTAAAGATGATGCAAAATATATTGATCAAGCATATGAAAGAGTTGCTGAATTCGTAGAAAAGGCAAATGCAGCCGGTGCAGGAAAACCAGGTCACCATAATTCAGAATTTTCAGCAGAAGGCGCCGGATCACAGCCGGTTGATGAACATATGTTACATATGTTACATGATGCATCGGCTAATACAAAAGTAGGTAAGTTTCTAGGTAATTTAGCTCATAAATTACATGAAATATATTTAGTACCATTGCAAGTTGTAATAACCGGTGTTATTTTTCTTGTAATGCCATCAAAAATAATGCAAGCCAAAAAAGTTTGGGCTCAAGCAAAAAAGATTGCTGAATTTATATATGCGTTTGTTATGTTATTTGTGGCAGTTAAAGGAGGTATAGGAGCATTCCAGCATATCGCAGAATTAATGCCACAACTTCAATCAGCGTTAGATGCTACAGGTCATGCTGGTACGATATTTACAGCAGTAGCTGATTCGGCAAAAGCAGGTGATATGTCAGTCGAAGTTCTAAAAGGTATTTTATCATTAGCTGGTAAATAATTTATGAAAAATAAAACAACGGTTATATTATCATTAGTTATTGCTGTGTTAGTTTGTGTAATCATTATCATGTACACAACTAAACCATCTTATACAGATGCTAATGCAAAAGCTCAATATCAACATACTATTGATAGTTTGGATAATGTAATTTTGAACTACAAACGCGATCAACTTGAATTGGATAAAAAAATTGCCGGATATGAATTAGATATCCGGCGATTGGATTTTCAAATTGATTCAGCGGAAAACAAAATAATTGAAGTAAGAAACTATTATGCTGAACGAATTAAAAATGTTGGTCGTTTTTCTACTGCTGAGCTTGACGACTTTTTCTCAAAACGGTACAAATAACGAACCTCAAGTTTGTATGCCATTAACAAAGGCACGCCAAGTAGCACAAGATCTATTACGTTTAGATTCATTACAAGCTGAACATAACAAAACATTGTTTGTGTTAGAACGTACGAATTCTAAAATAGAAATCAAAGATAGTATTATAAATGCCAATACAGAAAAGATTGATAAATATCTTAAAGAAATTGGTACACATGAAGAGAAGTTTAAAACATCGTCAGAACGAATTACAAAGTTAGAAACAGAGGTTACTGACTTGCAGACAAAAAATACTCGATTACGTGGATGGATACAAGGCTTAGGCGGCGGTTTAATTGCAACTCTTACTACATTAATATCTGTAATTGCTATAAAGTAAATTTGGTACTTTAAAAAAGTTTTATTATATTTATAGTATATGACGCAGAAATCATTAAAAGAAATTATTAAAGACGAGTACAAAAAATGTGCGATGGACCCCGTGCATTTTATGAAAAAATACTGCGTTATCCAACATCCAACAAAAGGAAAAATGTTCTTTCATTTATATCCTTTTCAGGAAGAAGTACTTACTTCATTGCAACATAATCGTTATAGTGTAATTCTTAAATCACGGCAGTTAGGTATTTCCACTTTAACTGCAGGATTTTCATTATGGGCAATGTTATTTCGTTCAGATTATAACGTATTAGTCATTGCTACAAAACAAGAAGTAGCAAAAAACTTAGTTACCAAAGTACGTGTAATGCATGATAATTTACCTTCATGGTTAAAAGGAAAATCAGTCGAAGATAATAAATTGTCATTACGATTTAAAAATGGGTCTCAAATCAAAGCTGTATCATCAAAAGGAGATGCAGGTCGTTCTGAAGCATTATCATTACTAGTAATAGATGAGGCGGCATTTATCGATCGAATCGATGAAATATGGACTGCAGCTCAACAAACATTAGCAACTGGTGGTGGTGCAATCATGTTATCAACACCTAACGGTACTGGTAATTTATTTCATAAAACATGGGTTGATGCAGAAGCGGGAGGCCAATTTCATCCAATTAAATTGCATTGGTCAGTACATCCTGAACGAGATCAGGCATGGCGTGATATGCAAACAGAATTGTTAGGTGAAAAAGCAGCTGCGCAAGAATGTGATTGCGACTTCATATCATCCGGACATACAGTAGTTGATGGTCCTATCATTCAATGGTATGAGCAAACATATGTCGAAGATCCTAAAGAGAAACGTGGATTTGATGGTAACTATTGGATATGGGATTATCCAAATTACAATAAAGCATATGCAGTTGTAGCTGACGTTGCTCGAGGCGATGGTGCTGACTATTCAGCGTTCCATGTCATTGATATTGAATCTATGACTCAGGTAGCAGAATATCGAGGTAAAATAGGAACTACGGAATACGGTAACATGTTAGTATCTGTCGCAACTGATTATAATAATGCATTGCTAGTAATTGAAAATGCTAATATTGGTTGGGCTGTAATACAAGTTGCAATTGACCGTGGATATCCAAATTTATATTATTCATACCGCGATGATGCATATGTAGATGAAAATATACATTTATCAAAAGGATATGACCTCAAAGGCAAGGCACAAAAAGTTCCAGGATTTTCAACTACATCAAAATCACGTCCTTTGATAATTTCAAAGATAGAAACATATTTCCGAGAAAAAGCTCCAATCGTCCGTAGTAAACGGTTGACAGATGAATTATATGTATTCATTTGGAATGGTTCAAGAGCAGAAGCTCAAAGAGGTTATAATGATGACTTGATAATGTCATTCGGTATCGCTTTATGGGTACGCGATACGGCGTTACGTTTACATCAACAAGGAATAGATTTAACCAAAAAAACATTAGGCCATTTAGGTAAATCACAAGGAGTATACTCAGCAAATAAAAATAGTAACGGTTCTTGGGACTGGAAAGCTGGAGCCGACTCAGATGACTTGAAATGGTTACTTTAACATATTTATTATAAACGGAAAAACGCATGGCAGATACTTCATTACGGACACGATTACGCAGACTATTTTCTACCAGTGTAGTCGTTAGGCGTATCGCAAAAAACCGATTAAAGGTAGTCGATGCTAATAAATTACAGT